AGAACGAAGCACCAACACAATCGGCTGAACAGGACGCGAAAGCACAACCAGACGCAACCGAAAGTGAACCAACTCCCGACGATTTGGAACTAGAGGAAATTGACGACAACTCCCCAGCAGAAGCTAATGAGGAACTTTATTCAGTCAAAGTAAATGGCTCAGAGGAAAAAGTTAACCTTAACGAACTTCTTGCAGGATATAGTAGGCAAAAAGATTACTCGACTAAAACACATCAGTTAGCAGAAGAACGCAGAGGATTAGAAACCGAACGTTCTAAAACACAAACTGAAATGGAAGCGGTCAAAAAAGAACGTGATGATTATGCTGTTAAGCTACAATCTTTTATTAAACAAGACTCAGAAGAAAAAATTGATTGGGACCAATTATATAAAAACGACCCGATTGAATATGTTCGACAAAAAGCTGAGTCTGATAAAAAGAAAGAAGTACGTCAACAAGCAGAAGCAGAATTAAAGCAAATAGAAGAAAAACAAAAAGCAGAAACAGAAGATAAATACAAACAGTATGTAACTTCCCAGTCTGCAATGTTGCAGGAAAAAGTACCTGAGTATGCTGACCCCGTAAAAGGTGATAAGCTAAAATTAGGTGTAAAGAATTACTTAAATGATATTGGATTTAGTGATCAAGAATTGAGCATGTTAACTGATCATCGTACCGTCATGGTAGCGATAGAAGGTATGAAATATAATCAATTAAAGAAAGCTAAGTTAGATGGAAAAAAAGTAAACAAGGTTCCTAAAGTTTCTAAAGCTGGTATTCCTACTTCTAAAGAAGATGTTAACAACGATAATCGTCGCACAAGTTTTAAACGTGCTAAGTCTGGCAAGTCAGAGGACATGCTAGATGCGTTTATGAACGTAATCAACTAACTATAGGAGATAATGTATGGCACAGCCAACAAACACATTTGATTCATATGACAGTGTAGGAAATAGAGAAGATTTGTCGAATTTAATTTCGATGGTTGCGGTGACTGAGACACCTTTTTTATCGTCATTAAAGAATCAAAATATTAATTCCACTTACCATGAATGGCAAACATTAAATTTAAGTGCAGTAGCGGACAACAAAGTTATTGAGGGAGACGAAGCAACTTTAGACGCTTCTCTAACTACCGCTAGAGTAGGTAACTACACGCAGATTTCTGATAAAACTGTTGTAGTATCAAACACTTTAGATGCGGTTAACAGAGCAGGGCGAAAAAAGGAAAAAGCATTTCAGATGCTTCACAAAAGCAAAGAGTTGAAAAAAGACCAAGAACATGCAATGATAGGTCTTAACAATGGCCAAGTTGCTGGTAACGGTTCAACAGCACGCGAACTAGGTTCTGTTCAAAGTTGGATAGCTACTAACGATGTTTTTAATGCTTCTGGTTCACCAAATGGTGCTTCACCAACTGGTAATGGAACTAACGCAAGAACTGACTCAGGTACAGCACAAGTATTTACTGAAGCAATGTTTACAAATGCTTTAGACTTAATTTTCGCTTCTGGTGGAAATCCTGATACTGTTCATGTTGGAAGTTTCAACAAAAGAAAAATGAACGGCTTTACTGGTAGAGCAGACGCTACTAGAAGTGTTGTCGATAACAACGGTACTATCAATGATTATTTTGATGTTTACCGAGGTGACTACGGCACATTAAAAGTTATTCCAAACAGATTAGTAAGATCAAAAGATTGTTTAATCCTAGAGTCTGATAAATGGGCGATTGGTTATTTAAGACCATATACTACGCAAGATTTATCAGTAACAGGTGACTCTCAAAAATCTCAACTAATCGTTGAGTACACACTTGTTAGTGAAAATGAAAAAGCTAGTGGTGGTGTATTTGATTTAACTACAGCGTAAATTTTAATTAAGGGGAGGGGATTATTCCCCCTCCTTTATTTGTTCAATGTTGTTAATTTTAATATTATTTTTATCTGTGATATTAATATCAACTAAATATTCTTTATTAGTTGCTTTATCTTTATAAACAGCATGAGCAGATGTTTTTTCAGATAAATAATCATAAATTTGAACATGAGATTTTCTTGCAAATTTTACAAGATCGTTATTGTTTGATATTTTATTCATCGTTTTACCTTTTTGTTTATAAGGGCGATTATTCGCCCTCATATTGATTTAAAAAATCTAAAACTTGTTGAGCAGTTTTAAGATTACCGTTACCGTAGTCACTAATGATTTCTTCATCCTGAATAAACCATTCGTAACTATCATAGCTATTTGAACCATTGATGTTTTCTAAACCTTCATGGAAAAAACCTTTTTTACATAAAGAACCAAAAACACCTTTAACTTGTTGAAAAGACATATTTAATTTATTTAATATATCTTTTGAAAAAAAAGGTTCATGTATAACAACCGCAAGTGCTTCTGTTTTATCAATACAATATTGTAACAAAATCATTTCGTTATTATTTAAAGTTATTTTTTTGTTCATAACAATGTTATACCCTATAACAATGTTATATGTCAAATAAATAATTAAAAATAATTTATAACCTTAAAAAACCTAGGAAATATGCCAGATTTTACTAAATTTAACCAAGCCTTTAATCCAGCCGATGTGCAGGAATTCTTTCATTATGACGAAGCGGAGGACAAGTCTATAATTTATAAAACGCAAGATGTGGAACCTATTTTAAAAATGAATAAAATAGAAATGAACCACATTGATCAAAGCGGTGATATAATGAAACATGTTGCTTGTATTCCTAGAATAGTAATTGATCAATGGCGTAAAGAAGGAATTAATTTTTTTGATAAAAACGATTGGCCAAAAATAAAACAAAAATTAAACAGTAACGAATTTATGTATTTTAGAACACATCACGGAGAAATTTAATGGCATTAGATACATTTGCAAATTTAAAAACATCAATAGCAAATTATTTAAACCGCGATGATCTTAACATCTTACATACCTGATTTTATTGCATTAGCAGAAGCAAGACACGGTAGAGATTTACGTTTACGTATTATGGAAAATGTTGCAACAGCAACCGCAACAGGTGGTCAAAATTATATTGATTTACCAACTAACTTTTTAGAATTTAGATATGTTTCTTTAAACACATCACCTAAAATAGTTTTACGGTATATGTCACCTTTTGAATTAATTAGAAACTATGGTGGGGTAACAGGTGGGGAACCTATTTATCATACAATCATCGGTGAAAAATTATACTTTGGTCCATCACCTGATAGTAATTATTCTATTGAGTGGGCCTTTTATTCTAAACCTACACCGTTAAGTGATGACAATACAACTAATGCTATTTTAACAAACCATCCTGATTTATATTTATATGCATGCTTATTAGAAAGTGCACCTTTCTTAATGCAAGATGAACGATTAGGTGTTTGGGCAGAATTGTATAGGGAAGCTGTAAGAGTAGCGAATACATCTGATGAGTCAGGACGACATTCTTCGGGCCCGTTACAAATGACAGCTAAGAGTGTAGGATGATTGAGTTCGGTCAGTTAATGTCTGACATGCCTTCTTTTCAAAATAGAGGAAGCATGAAAGTGGACAATGTCATTCCTTTAGCAAAAGGGTATAAATCTTTCCCGTCATTTAAAGAATTAACAACAACAGCTTTGACAGGACCAGCCGTAGGATTACATACGCAACTAAGTGCATCAGGTACAACGAACTATTGTGGTGATGCAACAAAATTGTATCAAATGAATTCTAACATTGTTTTTGTCGATAAATCAAAATCAGGAAATTATAATAATGCAACTACAGAAAATGCTCGTGACTTTTGGTCCTTTTGCCAATTTGGTAACAGAGTTATTGCTACTAACTTTGCTGATAATATTCAGTCTTTTGTAGAAGGAACATCAACCGCTTTTGCTGATTTAGTTTCACTAAAAGCTAAATATGTTGCTGTTATAAGAGACTTTGTTTTTACTGGATATACAAATGAAAGTGGCACTACATACTCAAACCGCGTAAAGTGGTCAGGGATAAATAATCCTACCACGTTTACCCCATCACAGACTACTCTTTCTGACTCCCAAGATTTACCAGACTCAGGTAACATACAAGGAATAGTAGGCGGTGAAAGTTTTGGTGTTATTTTTACAGACAAAGCAATTTTTAGAGCCGATTTTATTGGGGCACCATTGGTATTTCAATTTTCTAAAGTGGCAGATAATATTGGAGCCTTTGCACCTAAGTCAATTGCAAGTGTAGGTTCTGATATATTCTTTTTATCACAAGATGGATTTTATAAAATTACTAACGGTTCACAAATTACACCAATATCTCAAGGTAAAATTTCAGAATTCTTTTTTGAAGATTTATCGTCAAACTTTGATGGAATATGTTCGGCTATTGATACTAACAACAGTTTATATGTTGTTTCTTATCGTGGTTCTGGTGCTACTGGTTCTAGTACAATTAATAATAAAATGCTTGTTTATAACTATGCAACTAATTCATGGTCAACTTGTTCAGGACAAGATTTAGATTTTATTGGTACAGCTTCCCAAGAAGCATTTACAACATTAGAAAGTTTAGATGTATTAGGGTCATTAGATGATTTACCAAAACCATTAGACTCATATTATTATCAAGAAGGTGTTCTTGGTTTAGCAGGATTTTCGAGCGCTAAAAAGTTTGGTAAATTTATGGGTGGGTCAATGACCGCAACCGTNGATACAACAGAGTTTGAAGGNGCNGAAGGTAAAAGATCAACATTAATTAACGCACGTCCAATTGTAGATGCAAACGGAGAAAGCACAACAATAACAGTTACACCAATAACTCGTTCCTCCCAAGCAGACGCTTTAACTACAGGAAGTGCCGTAACCGTAAAAGCATCAGGTGATTGTCCTTTACGAACTAATTCAAGGTATCACCGATTAAGAGTTATCGTAAATGGAAACTTTACGAATATGCAGGGTGTTGATGTCGAAGCAAGACCCGAAGGAAAACGATAATGGCTGGCCAGTTTCAGGCTGTCCCGTTATTTAATCCAGTAGCAGAAGAACATCGACGACAAATAGCCATTGTTACAAACAACTCCTTAGATGGAAAATTAAACAGTACAGGTTCAATAACCTTAACAGCATCGACAACAACAACAACGTTAAATGATAAACGTTTAGGTGGTGGCAGTGTTATTGTATTTATGCCAACAACGTCAAACGCGTCGGCAGGAATAACTAGCTTGTATGTGTCCGCACAAGGAAAACAAACCGCAACTTTAACACATGCAAACAATGGTCAAACAGATAGAACGTACAAATACATCATCATCGGATAGAATAATCTCTTATGTTCCTCCTAAGAATGTTCATATTATATGGGGACAGGTAGAACCGTTATTATTGAAAGCGGTAATGTATGATGACTTTTCGTATAATGGTCAAAACTTATTAGACGGTATCTTACAAAAAGATATGCAGTTATGGATAAGCTGGACACATAAAGTAGAGTCGGCCGTTCTAACGCAAATAATAGAGTATCCTAAATTTAAAGTATGTCGCTGGTTCTTAGCTGGTGGTTCTAATATGAAAAAATGGTTAGATCAAATGACATCGCAAGTAGAAGATTGGGCCAAAGAAAATAACTGTAAACGTATCGAATTAGTCGGACGTAAAGGATGGATAAAAAAATTAAAGGATTATGAAGCTAAACATATTGTTATGACAAAGGAATTAAAATGAGTAAAAGTGCAGGAACGCAAACAACACAAACAATTACGGAACCTTGGCAAACACAAGCACCGTATTTAGAAAAAGGATTTCAACGCGCGGAAGAATTATTTAATGCTAGTGTACCTAATTATTACCCTAATGATACATATGTTCCTTTTGCCAATGAAACTGAAACAGCATTACAATTAGCAAAAGCAAGAGCAACACAAGGCAATCCATTACTTAATAAATCACAAACTTACGCAGACAATGTAATGGGTGGCGCTTTTCTTAATCCATCAACAAACCCGTATTTAAATAATTTATTTAACACCATGTCGAATAAAGTAACCGCAGGCGTTAACTCCAACGTATCACAAGCTGGACGTTATGGTTCCCCTGCACATACAGGCATGATAGCAGACTCTTTAGGTAACTTAGCTAATCAAGTTTACGGAGATAACTATAACAGAGAACGTGCTGTTATGGACTCTATGTCTGGGAGAGCACCAGCATTAGGAGAAATGGATTACAACGA